AGGCGGAGTCCGTCAAAGCTGCTTACGCAGCGACGACGTACGCGCCCGGGTCCAGCGCGATGTAGTTGCAGTACCACTTCACCGTGCCGGTGTTCGTGGCATCGGTGATGGCCCGGATCGAGCCAGCGCCGATGACGAACTCGTTGTTCTGCACGGCGTAGACCAGAGCGGTGCCGGCAGAACCGAGCGTCGGCAGACCAAGCAGCGTGCCGACGGCCAGGGAGGTCACCAGCACGTTGGCGCTGATGTCGGCGTTGCCGGTGGTGGCCGTGTTGAGCACGTTCAGCTTGAGGTTGGTGGCCGTGGCGCTCATGGCCGTGGCTACCACCCCGACGAGGTTCGTGATCATCACGTTGCCGCCAACGACGCTGAACAGTGCGCCCGTAGCGGTGGCCGGCAGGGCGGCGGCGGCCCGCACGACGGTCGGTCCGTAGTTGGCCTGAAGCAGGGCGCGACCCTGAACGAGGTTGCTCATGATCAGACCCGCACGTTCGCGAGGTTGACCGGCGCACGCTGCACATCGAGGTCACCCATGATGTAGACGGACGTCCCGGTCGCGTGGCTGCACGCGAGGTAGCGGAAGCCGTCGGACAGCGCACCCTGCGGGATGTAGACGTACAGGGCAGCTGCCGCGTTGGCGATGGTGGTGATCGAGGTGCCGTTCACCCCGCCGACGCCGGCAGTCCACACCGAGGTACCCGCGGCCTGAGTCCAGTACCGGAAGGTGCCGGCCAGGGTCTGCGAGGTGCCACCGGACGCGGCGTTGGCCTCGGTGATGGTGGCCGTGGTGGCCGCCGACGCTCCGACGATGTAGAAACCGACACCCGAGACGTCCTTCAGGGACACCCGGACGGCTGCGGTGGTGACGGACGACGTCAGGTTGAACGTCCGTCCGAGCTGAAGAATGGAGCTCATTGACTGGGCCTTCCCGTAGATAGGGCGGCCAGGGCGTCACTGCTGGCCATGTTCCAACTGATCATACGGGCGAGGTGGAGTTTTCGCGCCCATCCCTTGACTCAACGAGTACTCGTTGACTAGGCTATGGGTATGACAGACAGGGTGATCAAGACTCGAATGTGCAAGGACTGCGAGCATCGGCACCCGCGCGGAGTCGAGTGCCAGAAACGCACCCCTGCTCAGCACTCATCGTTCGCCCCGAAGTGCGGCTGTACCTCCTGACGACACGAAACAGCCCGGCCAGGGATGGGAGTTCCTGGCCGGGCTGCGTCTCGTTGGTGCTGGTGCTACGGGCGAGCGGCCAGGGACACAAACGCGCTCAGGGTCGGGCCGCCGTTGCGCGGAGTGATCGCGCTCTGGAGCCACGGACGACCGTCGACACGCTCGATGAAGCGGTACGCGACGAGGTCGTTGCCGAACTTGTACTCGGTGGAGACGTCGGCCTCCATCTGCATCCGGTCACCGATCAGGTACTGCGAGAAGTCCACGAGGTTGACGTCACCGGCGCCACCCAGGTTGTTGACCTTCTCGGACAGGATGATCGGCAGGCCCAGCAGGGTCATGGTCGGAGCGCCCGTGCCGTTGGTGCCGGCGATCGGACCGAGCGCCGAGCCACCGGTGCCGACGCTCAGCGCCATGGTGAACAGCTGCGGCAGCGCGGCCGGCGAGACCACCCACACCGCCGACTTCAGCGACGACGGCAGCATGCGCGAGTACATCTTGACGATGTTCTCCCACACGATGGAGGCGCCCGTCGGGGACGCCACGCCGTCCTGGCCGGACTCAGCGGCCTGAGTGATCAGCGCCGAGTTGGTCGGGTCGAACACACCGAGCGGCTCACCAGCGCCGGTGCCGTACATGAACGCGATGTCCTCGAACCAGTTGATGCCCTCGGGGAACATCTTGTTGATCAGGATTTCGACGCTGATGGCCGAATCCCGACGCAGCTCGTTCGGAACCTCGGTGTACGTGGTGAGCTTCTTGGCTTCCAGGGCGATCCGGCCGAAGTTCGGCTGCGACTGCGTGAGCGCCGCGCCTTCCTCGGTCCAGTAGCCGATCACACCGCCGTAGACCGAGCCCACGTTGGTGGTGGAGTCGACGAACGGCAGCGAGATGCGCAGGCTGGACATCGGGATGACCGTGGCGCGCGAACGCACGACGGCGTTCTCCAGCGACACCTGCATCAGCTGGGCGCGGAACTCGTCCGGGATGAGGAAGCCGCCGGACGCCGGGTCCGTCGAGGACATGGCGTTCTCGATAAGCGCCATCTTCTCGGCGTTCTTGCCGCCGATCCGGTTCTTCGGGTTCACGACCTCCAAGAACTCCCAGAGGTCGGAGAACTTGCCGTCGAGCGGGGCGCCGACGCCGATCTTCGAGGACTTGTACGAAGCGGACGAGGTCTGCGCCTTGATGTCCGCGGCGGTCGCGCGCCGCGCGCCACCCTGCGCCTTCAGCTCGTAGCCCTTGTCACGCGCCCATTTGGCCATGACGCGCTCGACCTGAGCAGTGATCTGCTCGTCGGTCTCACCCTTGTCCCGGGCGCCGAACTCGTTGGTGTACGCCGTCATGAAGCGCCCGAATTCCTTCGGGTCCTCGGCAAGCGCGCGCAGCTTGGCGCGGTCGGTGAGGGTCTCGGTCAGGCCCTCCGCCGTGTAGGGCACGGCCAGTTCGGTACTCACAGAGCAACTGCCTTCCTGGCCGTGTGGCCGTTCTTGTTCAGTAGCGTCCACATCCACATGGCGTGGGCGAAGTTCTTGTCATCGTCGTCCGATGTTTCACGTGAAACATCAGCACCCGCCGAGTAGCTAGTGAGCATCGCCTTGCACTCTGCGCAGTCGTCACGGACTCCGTGAGTGCAGGTCATCATCTCTTCGTACGAGTCCGCGTCGGTGCGCTCTTCCTCGGTCGGATCGGCGGCACCGATGCGCTCATCGAGCTGAGCCTGAACCGCGGTCGGAAGACGGTCGGACCAGGCGGCCAGACGATCCCAGACCAGATCCTCTTCCGGACCGTCGTCCTTGACCTTCGTGATGTCGTCGGCCAGACCGAGGGCGAACGCCTCAGCGCCGGTGAACCAGGTCCCATCCTCACCGTTCACGGTCATGAGGTGACGCCAGTGCGCAGCATCCTCGCCGGCCCGGTCCGCGTACATCTCCGCGATGTTCTCCGAGACCTTGTCCAGCAGGTCCGCGGAGCGCCGCAGGGTCGCGCCGTTGCCGTAGGCGCCGGTCATGCCGTCATGGACCATCGTCATGGCCCGCTCAGCCGTGGTGATCTGGTCACCGGCCAGCAGGATGAACGACGCGGCGGACGCGGCCAGTCCATCGTTGAACGTGTGGATCATGCCCGGGTGCCGAGACAGCAGGGTGTGGATCGCCACGCCCTGGAACACGTCTCCGCCCGGAGAGTTGATCCGCACATTGATCGCGCCCGGACCCGCCTCACGCAGCACGCCAGCGACATCAGCCGCGCTGATGCCCTCGTCCCAGGGGGACATAGTGATCGGGCCGTAGATCATCAGCTCGGCCGGCGCCTCAGCGCTGACGCGCGCCTTCATCGCCAGTCCCGGCACGTCACGGCGCGGCCGGCGGTCATCACGCATGACCAGCTCCACCGCCGGCGTCAGTGCGGCGAGGATCTCACGACGTCGCTTGTTCATCAGTCTTCCCGTCGCTTGATCACGCGGCACCGGCAGTGATTGCCGAACTGCTCGCCTACGCACTTGATGTACGACTTGCCGTTCGGGTAGTCCGACCAGGCATCTTGCCGGTTACGGTACAGCTTCCCTAGATTCTTCAGGCACGGATCGCAACACGAGGTGTCCGGGTGGCCGATCACCTTCCAGCGCATCGCCGCGTCGACGGCCGGATGATCCCATTCCGTTTGACCGTTGTCCTGGTGACCGAGGCCAAGCTGAAGAACAGCCGATGTTTCACGTGAAACGGTGTCATCCTCGGCCGGCGCCGGCTCGATGGCGGGCTGCTCCTGGCCGAGCTCACTGGCCGCCATGACCGGCTCCACCTTGCGATAGCCCAGGTCCGGCCAGTCCAGCATGTCCAACACTTTGTCCGCATCGAACTCGGCGCCGGGGATCGACAGCAGCGCCACCAACACCTTGGACTTGGCTTCCAGCTCGGCGATCGCCGCAGCGCCATCGGCCGGCACCGGATCCTCGAAATCGAGCATCAGCGTCGCCTTGGCGCGCGCCCCGTACTTCGGCAACAGCTGGGTGTTGAGCATCGAGCGCCACTCACGCAACCGTGGGCGGATCATGTGCGCCTGGTACAGGTACTCGCCGGCGTCGGCGTTGGCGCGGTTGACGT